CAAATTTTTCTTCTTTATCGCCCAACATATTAAACTCAAACAAAGACCAAAAAATATCATTTGGGTTTTTTTCAATTTTAAGATGGACAAATTTATTTTTAAGTCCTTTAAGTGATTTAATTAAATTACCAAAATCATCGTGAAAACCATTTAAAGTATAAGTTACTTTTTTAGATGGTCTGCTACCATAAGGTACTGAATAGTTAAACACATCTCTATTAAATCTTTTTATAAACATTGGCTACTCTCTTTCTGTAAAGTGTTGGTGGGGAAATCGGTGGGTAGTTTTTGGGGAACACTATTATTACATAATGTTCCCTTTTGTTTCATAAAGTATCCAAATTTCCCTTTTTATCACTTTACATTACCTAATCTATAACTTTACCAATGATTTGCAATACCTAATTTTTCGCAGATTTCCAACACTTTTTTTTGCTTTGGGGAAATATTTGAGAAATTTAAGGCAATAAGTTGATTTTTTTTGGCATCGTATCAGGCATAATGTGAGAGTACACCTCAACACTTTTACTGTCTTTCCAGCCACCAATGTCCTTTAAGTCCTGCAAATCGCAATTCGCATATTTTCTCAACCAAGTTGCGAATGTATGTCGGCACTTATGAGGAGTTTTTTCAAAACTTATATCAGCTTGTCGCAGCATATCCCTCCAATTGAAATACAATCCCTCTCCATCTTTTTTATTACTCCAAGCATTTCTCCACATAAAAATATATCTTCCTCTTTCATTTACTTTGCCTAACCATTCCTTTAAATTTTTATGCAGTTGAACAACCCTAGCTTTATCGCCTTTGCTTTCCCATAAATTAATCTTATCATCTTGTATGTCCTCCCATTTAACATTCAGAGCTTCTTGTAATCTTGCTCCAGTATAGATTAGGAACACCAATAAAAGTTTTATCTGGAACATACTCGTTGATTGCAAACACTTTTCCACTTCTTCAGGAGTAAAGTATACCGGATCTCTTTCAATGAGCTTGAATCTTCTAATGACCATTTTTTCACAGAGTCTTTTCGCTGAAGCAAAGTTCAACACCAACGACACAGGACAGATAAAATTCCTGTTCATCGTATTTAGTCTGGCTGACTTTTGTTTTTTTTCACTTTCCGACAAATCACTATAAGGAGTGGTCTTTAAATATTCTTCCATTGGATAAGATTCAAATGCTTTTTTTCGTATCAGCTCATTATCAATGGTGCGAATGTCATGGTTGCCTAAAAACTCCTTTGTCTTTTCCACCAAAGAAATTGTTTGCAATGAGGGCGTGGTATCTGGATCATCATCAGCAATTTTTAAATCGGCAGCAGCACTGTACTTTTTGCTTTTGTGCTGACTGATGTCATTTTTTAAATCCTCAATCAGCTTGTAGACAAACTTGTTCGCCTCCCTTTTTTCTGTTGTTCGGCAACTTCTGTTTTTCACATACCTGGACTCCCCTTCAAAATAAAAAGTTCCAGTTACATAATAAACCTTGCTGTTTAAGTCTTTTCTTCTTTCGGCTTTGAGCATAATACAACTATCCTTTCAATGTGTTCATTGGTAAATCGTAATCGCTTACCAATATATGTATGTAAAGCAGGATCGTTGGGAAATTTGGATTGTAAGTCTTTAATGTCTTTCCTGCAAGTGCGAGGATGTCTATTTAACCTAACTGCTACATCTTTTATCTGCAAAAGTCTATTCATTTTCCGCCTCTTCTATTTCATCATCGTTTAAATGTAATCCAATTCTAAATGCCTCATCAGCGTCTATCTGTTTTCTTAAATTGTGAATTTCCTGCTTTTCCTTTTCAGTTGTTATTCTCGGTGGATTCATAACGCCAGAAACAGCTTTTGAAATATCGCCTCTGTCACCTATGATTTCTTCTTTATCTGGCTCTTCTTTTCGGTGTCCTTCATATAATAAATCATAAAATTCATTGGGCAGTAATACTGTATGGTTGCGATCATCATAAATAATGATCCACCAATAAAAAGTTTTTTCAGTCAGGGTGGGAGAGAAGGTTGATCCCCACCTTGTTACAGAGAATATGCTTTTAGGAGGACTTGTTCCTTTTTGCGCCAGTTCTTGCAGTTGCGTCTTGTCTAAAATGCGTGGTGCTTCAATATCTTCAAAATACAATTTCCACAGCTTGTCAACTTGCACTCCTTTTTCGTTTTTGCCTCCCTCCTCTATTTGTTCAATCTTAATTATTTTCTTACTCATTAAATGTTCCCTTTACTAATTAAATACTGGCTGATTAAATTTTTTTTAATTAAAAATGCTTTTTTAGATTCTGTATCTCCACGACCAACAAATTCTGCAAATTGTAATTTATTAAATATTATGCACTCAAATATTTTTTTAGGAGTAGTCCATAAGAAATCAAAGCCATCAAAGACTACCCAATAATCTGCTTTTGTATGAAACAATGCTGATGGTTTATCAAACATTTCTACTTCAATTAATATGTTGCCTGTGTGTTGGCTTTTCTGATCTAATTTAACTTCTACACTTTTATCAATTTCTGGAATCCAAATGTCGTAACCAGGAAAATACCCATCAATAATTGTAGCAGCAGGATATTTAGGTTTAATTATATCAAGCACCATTCCCTCAATCGATTTCCCTGCATCCAAATCTCTAGCAAATGTTGTCATGGAGTCAAAGCTCCTAACTTCATTTCAGCTCTCGCAGTTGCATTGGCATCAGCCATCAACTCTATTTTTGTGGTAATGCGATCCAGTTCAGCAAACGCTTCATCCATCAATTCTTCCGCCTGTTCCAGTTTAGAAACAACTTCGGTAACTTCAGAATCTATCTTCGCTTTGGCTTTGGCATCCTCAACGCTGTGTTTTTCATTAGATAAAAAACGATAATGCAGGTATCTTCCCTTTTCCTTTTCATCCTTCATCCTCGTTAGCTTATTAAAAATTCTTTTAGCTGTTCTGTAATTTTTAATTGCTTCCATTTTAGATTCAGCAATCTTGTGAGGATCGTACCTGTTTAAAGTATTATCAAGACTCATCTAATTCACTTTCCAGTTTATCGGCTACTTTTCGTAAAGTTATTATTCTCACTTTTTTGTTAAATTCTGTATGACCAGGTTGTTGATCGGCTTTTTTATGGCAGGAAATACAGAGAGCAGCGAGATTTTCTTCATAATCAAGGCATTTACTCCCACCACTTTTTCTTCTTTTAATATGATGCACATTAGTTCCATCAAAATTCTTGCAATCATCATCCTCGCCATTCATAAAACATTGCTCGGTTTGTCCTAATGTCAGTTCATCCCACCAAAAATCTTGAAATATTTGAGTGTGATTTTTCATTTCAACTTATCTCCAATGGCATAAATCATCAGAGCTATAAAAATTAACACCAATAAAATAAGTGCGTTAAGAACGATGAGAGCCATATTTCTCCTTTATCCATTTGATAGGAATTGTTTTGTTAAAAAATTTAAAGCCATACTTGATGCACCAGTCGGCATAAGTTGTTTTTGATCCTTTATAAATTTTTGCTTTTGCATTGCTGAACACAAAGCGAATGTCGTGTTTATCGCCATACTGTTTTCTAATCAGCAGGTGTTTTTTTCTGTCGGACAGAACAAACCGACCTTTGGTTTCAATGATAATCCCATTAGCCAACCTGAAGTCTGGAGTATAGGTGGATGACTGTGCAGGTTTTGTGTAAAGAATGACGATCTTTTCATAATCAAACTTAATTCTGAATTTTTTAAGCTGCTTGGCAATTGATACCTCTAATCCTGAACGATACTTATTCATTGTAAATCTTGTCTATGTTGAATGGCTCTTTGTTGAGATGATGTAAAACTGATGAAGAATCTCTTTTAATTTTTTCGCCTATAACTGTTGTACTAAATTTAGTGTTCTTGAAAGCCAAGTGGCAGTAATCTCTTCTAGCTTGAATAAACAGAGAGTCTCTTCTTCCACCTGACAAATCTTCTTCTTTAATATTATAAAAATTACAAACTATTTTTTTTAAATGGTGTAATGGTTGTGGTACTTTGCCTATATTTTTAGGAAGAGGTTGAGATCCTTTAAAGATAGGATTTTCACATATCCTTTTTAAAATCTTAACCTCTTCTTTGGTAAAGGGAAACTCCATGTTTAAAATGGTGGTACATTCCCTTCATCTTTTGGTTTTGGTGGTTTCCAGTTATTTTTCTCGGCATACCACTTTCCAGTATCTTTGCCCACCTTGACATCAATCTTAACATACTCTTCATTGGGATCTTGTTTTCGTAACCAATCAATAAATTCTTTTTTCCTAATGTTTATGTTGCATTTAACAAAATCCACTCTTGGCTCGTTTGCATAGAAGCCACCTATAAATTCTTTATCTTCCATCATTGTATATTAAAGTCCTTTTTCTTTGCTCCTTGTTTAGTTTGGCTTTTTTCTGATGCTAAATTACCATCATCATCACTCGCTAATCCGTACAAGGACTGCAATCCATATCGTTTAGCGTAAGTAATCGCTGATCCCATTTTTTGTGGGTTGTCTCTATCGTTTGAATTAATTAAAACTGGAACAGTACAAGTTAAAGTATCACTATCAATAAGATGCCTGACTGTTGTTGTAACAAAAATATCTCTGTATATTTCTTTGTACTGTAATGTTGTTTCATCTTTCGTTTGTGTCCTATCAAGAATAATATTTTTATATTCTATTGATTGTGTAAATGACAAACCAAACTCTGCTCCATGATTAACTGCATTAATGACACTCGTTAAATCTGAATACTTGCTTTTAAAATGTGGATTAATTGAATCTTTTAATGCCTTAATATTTAAATGTTGAAATTTTGCCAATGCCCATCTTATAGTTTTTCCAAGTTCTTTAGCCAAGACTTCCTCAAATGGCTCTACTGTAGGTTTTTTTCCACCAAAACCACAGACATCTGCAATCTCTTGAGAAACTTTGTTCGATGCTTCTCTTACAAGTTCTTCCGGTACATTTATTTTACTCATTTTTACCATTATTTTTTTCCTTTCAATAATTTGTTTAAGTCCTTATCAATATCAAACGCTTTTCTTAAAAGTTTAAACTGCTTCAGACCAACAGCGAGATCCTCTTTAGAAAATTCTTTTATTTCGGTGTCATCATCTTCTTTGGGAAAGCGAACTATGATGGCTTTATCAATTTCAATGCCTTCAGATTCCCTAATCAATTCTGCATAGGCTGACAGTTGAATAATCATATCGGAATAAATTGCTTTGGAACTCTTAAAGTCTACCAAGATATGCTCTCCATTTTTTTTAACCAATAAATCTGGGCAACCACCAACCTCTAATTTTTTACTGCCCATTTTTCGTTCAGTCCAAACTATTTCAAAATTACTCATCTTTACTAAATTTCTCCCACCATTCTAAAAACTGATTAAAGCAATGCCTGACTGTTGGATCGTCTGGAAGCTGATACTCTTCTCCCTTAATGTGCATCTCGGCAAATTCGTGGAGAGCAGTTCCAGTTTCTCCTGCTTTATTTAATTCATCAAAATAATTGATACCTTTTAAACCTAATTTGTTTGACCAAATGATAAGTCCAGTTGCATTTTTAAATCTACCTATGATGGTAGTAACACTTGGAACTTTTTTTCCTTTTAATAAATAATTACCTGTCGGCATTTTTCTTTTTTACTTTCAAAATGTGTTCTTCAGCTTCCCAATTGGCGATGAAGTAATAATGTTTAAAGAAGGGAATATATTTAACTAGGAGGAAAAATATGCATACTCCCTTCTTTTTCATAATTTATACTGGCATTTCAAACTGCATAATGACTGAATAAACCATTACGCAAGACCAAAGAAACATCAGTAAAACTCCAATGATAAATTCCTTGTTCATTTTTTAAACTCACATTTTTTCATCAGAGAAATTAATTTCCACTTCCACATAATTTTCATATCTGGGTGGACTGCATCTTTAAAAACTTTTTTTAATATCTTCACTCGATGCCAAAACTTTTTTTCAGCATCAGATTCTTCATTGGACTGAACTAAAATAAAATTTTGTTTCATAATATCTCTTTGTGTTTTTGAACAGGGAGTCAGCTCACCCAACTCCCTGCATAGCCAATTATTAAGTCAGTATAGGAGCATCTATATTGACTATTTTGGTATTTAATGGAATTATTTGTAATTCGCAACTTTTTTATTTACAATATGCAAAATTTTTTGTAATCGAATAAGAACAAATAACAAACATTATGAAAATAAAATGCAACCTATGTAGCAAGACATTTGATGTCGCTGAAAACCTAACTGATAAACAGCTTCAGATACTCAATTTCATTGTAGAATATAGGCAAAAACACGCAAAATGCCCTGCTATAAGGGAAATAATGGGTGGTCTAGGGTATAAGTCCACAAGTGGTATTTTTACGCACATAGAGGCACTTATATTAAAGAAATATCTAGCCAAGCAGCCATACAAGAAAAGAAATCTAGTTATTCTCAAGGAAGTAGTCTGTGCCTAAAACTATAATTTCCTTGTGTGATTATTCAGGAAATTGGGCAAAACCCTATAAGGATAATGGGTTTGATGTAATCCAGGTGGATATAAAACTAGGTCAAGACATAAGATTGTTTAAAAAAATTAAAGATGATGTTTATGGTATTTTGGCAGCTCCTCCTTGCACAGAATTTGCAGGAAGTGGTGCAAGATGGTGGAAGGACAAAGAGCCACAGTTACTGCTTGATGGAATGGCATTGATAGATGCCTGTTTCAGAATAATTTATGCCAACAATCCCAAGTTCTGGGTATTGGAAAATCCAGTTGGAAGATTAATTCACTGGATAGGAAAACCAAAAATTATTTTTAATCCTTGTGATTATGGAGATGCCTACACCAAGAAAACCTGCCTTTGGGGAAACTTTAACATTCCCAAGCAAAATCCAGTTGAGCCAGAATTTATCATTAAAAAAGGCAAAAGAATGAGCAAGATGCACTACGAAACTTTTAAAATGAAAAAGGAACAAAGACAAGAAATAAGATCATTAACTCCAATGGGTTTTGCGAACGCATTTTATGAGGCAAACTGTAATTATGAGTGAAGATATAAAATTTCCCTATCAAGATTTTTATTTCGCTGACTGGAGAATGGGCTGCTCTGGAATGACGGCACAGCAAGAGGGATTATATATTCGTCTCTATACACATCTTGGCAGCTTGAATGGAAGAGGATTGCCAAATGACTTTAATGTCATCAGCAGAATGGTTTTAGATCCTAGCGATGAGGCAGAGATAGTTGAACAACAAAAGGCAGACTTGATGTTCGTCATTAACGCTAAACTAACGCTAATTGATGGTCGTTATCATCAGTTAAGACAGAAAAAAGACAGGGAAAACAAGGTTGATATTGTTAAAATTAGGCAAGAAACTGGGAAAAAAGGTGGTCTAGCAAAAGCCAAGCAAAACTCTAGCAAAGACTCTGATTCTGATTCTGAATCTATATATAATAATATATGGAGTAAATTATCAATTAGAAGAGGATCAAAGCAGGTTGCTTATGCTTCTTGGCTTAAAAGTGCCAAAGACATAAAACCTGAAATCCTGATAGAAAAATACAACTCTCTTTGCTCCCAAGCTGATGATCCTAAATTCATTCCACATTTCTCCACTTGGTTGAATCAAAACAGGTGGGAAGAGGAACTGCCAACTAAAAAAGAAGAAACTCCAGTCCAACCTAAAACTCACAAGGATTATGTGTTCGCAGTTAAAAAGGGAATGAGGTTAATGAACATTACAGACGATATGGTTAGCCAAATGAGAAAAGAAAACCTTATTACCGAAGAAGAATATAAAAGGTGGTAAGAGGTGGACTTAATGGAAGGTTATAAGGTTTTGCCTATTTTATATAGTGAAACAAAGCCATTTATTTTACATATTCATTATGCAAAAAGACTGCCGAGCATAACTTATTCTTTTGGTTTGTTTAAAGGAAGTGAATTGGTTGGCATTGTTACTTATGGATCTCCACCATCACAGGCATTGTGTAGAGGGATAGCTGGGGATGCATATAAAAATATAGTTTTAGAGTTAAATAGGTTGGTTTTAAAAAACAACGTTAAAAACGAAGCATCCTTTTTAGTAGGCAATTCATTTAAAATTTTACCAAAACCATTAATTATTGTTTCTTATGCAGACACTAGCCAAAATCATACTGGCTACATTTATCAAGCAACTAATTTTTTATATACTGGTTTATCGGATAAAAGAACGGAATGGAGGCAAAAAAATTCTAATAAACACCCTCGTCATCTTACTTCAACAAAAAGAAAAGAAAATCCAGATGACTTTTATTTAATACAAAGACCAAGAA